TAGCTACAACGGCTGTTCTGCTACCGCTTACGGACATTCCGTAGCCGTAACGAGCCATTTTAGTCTCCGATTGCGAGGACTACGCCAGAATGGATACGGAAATTAGAAACATCACCAGCGATATATGCGCCAGCAGGGATTGTTACAGAGTTAGCTAGGGTCACGCTTGCAATCGAACTCATCCCAGTCACGGTAGATGTGATTGAGAAGAACTTGGTTTCTGTAATTGCTACTAGGCCAGCAAACACGCCAGTAACAGAGCTTGCCGTTGTGGTGACATACTGCGTGCCGGGTCTAGCGGCGTGGGAAATCTGATCGTAATAAGGTTCGGAACTGGAAAGGTCTGCCATTGTATTTTCCTTTCTATGTCAAAAGAAAAGGGGGGAGAGCTTTTGCCCTCCCCCCATTCCTATGAAACAACCAACAATTCTTTAGCTGTAAGTCGTGGTGATACGAACGGCGGCGTTCGCATCAATGACTTTCTCGGCTGTGTTAATACGAACTCGGAGACCATTGGAGCGACGAGCCTCGTCACGATAGCTCTCAGAGACAAAACCACCGGGAGCGTCATCCGACCAGACCAAGGTGCGTCCCAATCCACCAGCGGTGAACTGACCGCCAGCAACATTGGCAACAACGATCTTGGTGTCGGGAACAATGAACGAGCCAGAATAGCTCTTATTCTTGTTCGCTGTGTTATAAGCCGCACGACCGATGTAGACATTATCCACACCAAACGCTTCTGCAATCTGCTTCTCATCGAGCAAGCGACCACCAGTATTGGAAACAACTCCGTAGAATTGATTCTGCAAGAGGGTGGTTCGGCGAACTCTCTCATACACATTGGCACTCATTATGACGGCGTTTGCCGCATAGCCTAATTTATTAAGAGCCAATTTGCCGGCCGCAACGTCCGCAGGGGCGTTGATGGTTGCCAAGTTGCCTTCGATGTAGGAAGCCGTAGGGCTAATGTCAGTCGTGGTGAAGGGGGTCGTTGTTGCCCAGAGCAAGTCAGCCACCCGCTTTTCGTGGGAGAGCTTAACTTGGCGGAGCAAGAACTTGGCAGTTTCGCTTTCCAGCGAAAAAAACCTGTTTGCATCCTGCTTGAAACTATCGTCAATTAGCTCTTCCAAGCCGGTTTCGATACAATCGTAGGTATCACTTGTGAATTTCCGAACCGCACGAGCGTATTCAGAACCAGCAGTACGCTTGGCCGCATCAGCATTGAGGATGTCGGCATCGGCTGTCTGCACTTTGAGATACACGCCACTCTTTGCCGATACTGGCAAGAGAGGGAGAATGTCTGCACCGATCAAGCCGATCTCTGCGGGGGCTTCGATGAGGGCTTGGTTAATATCGGCACGAATGGTCGTGCCACCAGAAATAAAGCTCATTTTATATTATTCTTTCTTTTGTTTATTGTTTCGTTGTTTAGAACATCGGAATTGCAAGTTCGATAACAGCCGATGAACTTGTGGCCGCTTCGAGTGCAACACCAGCCGTCACGAGGTTGGCGGCCAATGTGGTCACCAAACCAGTAGCGTCGAATTTCAAAGTATCACCGACTGCCGCAACGCCGGAGACGGTTGCGAAGAAGGTGGGGTGAAACAATTTAACTGCAACGAAACCACCAGCGACAACATCTTCTTGAGTTACGCCGATAGCTTTGGTTGCACCAGTTACCGCAACATTAACGAAGCCAGCCGTGGTGGTGTCGGGCTGAACGAATCGGAACGCCGAGATGGCAGAAGCCGAGCCGAATGTGCGAAAATTACCATCAACTTGAGTAGACATTTTCTTTTATCCTTTTGTTTAGAGTTTGGTAATACCACGAGACAAAGCCTCGGAGTATTCTTTGGGGTTAGACAGCATCACGGCTTGCATAGCCTTGAGCTTTGAAGTTCCGTAATCGCTGTGGGCGGCCACGAGTGCTTCAAAAGTTTTGGGTTCAACCTTTGCAGGGGCTTCGACAACTGGCGAAGCAGAGATGGGCTTAATGCCGAACTCAGTTAGAACTTTCTTCACAACCTCGCTCATCTCTTCCTTTTTATCTTCGGAGGGTTCAATCTCAACGGAGATTTCGGGAGTGGGAGCAGGAGTCTCGGAGGGCTTCGTCTCTTCGGCCATCTCCTCTTTTTTCATTTCAACTTTGGGTTTCATCGAATCTTCAAGAGCCGACAAGCGAACTTTGATGTCCTCGATGTCTTTCATATAATTGTTTTCCATATTTGTTTTGTCCTTTTTGTCAAGTGGAGCTTCCTCCACGGCTTCTTTAACTACGGCTGGGATTGTCTTTCCTCCGCTAACATATCCCAGCTTTTCCATAAACTTTACCATTTCTTCAAAGAGGCCATTGGTGGCCGCAGGGGAGGAAACTAAATCCGCAGAGGCGATGCTCTGGGGCCGAATGTAATCCTTGCCGTCAATCGTCTCTGACTCATTCACAAAGGCTAGGGAGACTCCGAACTGGTCGGGGGCTTCGGAGGCCATCTCTTTGATTAGGCCGTAGTGGGGGGAGTTGCGGAGCAAGCGAAGGTCGGCCACCAGCTTGTCTCCATCGATGCGGGGGTTGCGGGCAAAGCCGACAACTGCGTCCAATCCGCTTCCGTGGTTCATCTTAACCTTCACACCATTCTTGGCGTTGCTCATAAGTTTGAGGGCGGTTTCTAGGCTGGTCTTATCCACGAAAAGGTCGTGTCCTTTGGCCTCTCCCACCTCCAAAATGCTCACTCCCCCTAACTCCATTTCATCCATCTCCTCGTCCCGGTATGTCGAATAGGCTACGGCTGAACGCTGGCTTTCGTCTGGGAAGTCACTCACGGCTTGCTCGTCTCCCATAAAGCGGGAAACAAAG